GCAGGAGATGCTATAACAGTACAAGCAGCAACAGGCAGCAATAAAATACAAGGTGCCATAAGTTATGCTTTAATAGATAGGTCACAACAGAATGGATAATATATTAAAAATTGATTGTACAACAACAGTAGTTCTAAGAAACACTAGAACTCAAAAAGTATATAAAGATGAATCAGAGAAAGACGCTGATATAGCCGACCCTAACACTGAAACAGTAGCAGAACATATTGCACAAGATCTTACAGTGGTAGTGTCACCGAAAGGATTAAACCTCTTACAGAAAGCAATGAATGATAATAAGAAACCAACTACCTAAAGGTGGAACAGAGTTACAATTTAGTTATTTAGAAAAATACGTTGAAAAAGAATTATTAGATCAAGTTCAGATTACAACATCTGTACCTGAAAAAATTCCATTACATCCTACTAAAGTAAATATACTCTGGCAAAAAAATTCCTATGATCAACCGAACCTTGCACCATGGTTCAAGAACAAAAGCAACCATCATAAATATGATTGGTATGTATTTAATTCACATTGGAACTTTGAAAAATTTAGAATGATGTTTGGCATTCCTACAGAAAAATGTGTAGTTATTAAAAATGGTATAGACACAATACCAAAAGCTGCACCTTATGAAGAAGGAAAACCTATAAAAATTATTCACCAGAACACACCTTGGAGAGGTCTATCTGTATTACTAGGTGCAATGCAGTTAGTAAAAAATCCTTTGATTACTTTAGATGTTTATTCTTCTACAGAAGTATATGGAAAAAGATTTTATGAAGAGAATGATCATAACTATACAGAATTATATAAACAAGCTGAAGCTTTACCTAACGTAAATTACATAGGTTATAAATCTAATGACTACATTAAATCAAACATGCATAAATATAATATGTATGTTTACCCTAGTATTTTTGAAGAGACATCTTGTATATCTTTACTAGAAGCTATGGCTGGTGGACTATATTGTATAACAACTAATTATGGAGCTTTATATGAAACAGGTGCAGAGTTTCCAATGTATATTGTTTATGACGATAATCACAGAAGGCTAGCAGAAAAATTTGGTTATGGAATAGAAGCTGCAGCAAAAACTTTACATAACCCGCATATACATAATCATATGGAATCGCAATCTCATTATGCTCATGTTTATTACAGTTGGAATAAACAAGCAGCTGCATGGGAAAGATTTTTAAAAGGAGCTATTGGTGCAAAGTCCAAATAAACCTATTTGGTTTAATAAACCAGAAGAAGAAGAAGTAACAGAAATAAATGTAGGCAATGTTTCTCCACATAAGATAATGGTATGTACACCTTGTCATAGTGATACATCTATGCATTACACTCAATCAGTTTTAAAATTTCAACAAGAGTGTATACAGAAAAAAATACAGGTTAGTTTTACATTATTAAAATCATCACTGGTTACACAAGGTAGAAATCTATGTGTATCTGAAATGTTAAATCATGAAGATAATTACACTCATTTATTATTTATAGATTCAGACATTGACTTTCAATTCTCTACCATTGAAAAAATGTTAGATGCAGATCTAGATGTTATTGCATGTCCTTATCCTATGAAGATGATAGATTGGGATAAAATTTGGAGAAGACTAAATAATAAAGAAGATGCTATTACTTCAGCTGACGATTTAGTTAGAGCTGGTTATACTTACCCAATTAAAGTAAAAGACAACGCTAATATAATAGCTGACAAAGGTATTATAGAAGTAACACATGCTCCTACAGGATGTATGTTAATTAAAAGAAAAGTATTAGAGGGTATGATTAAACATTACCCTGAGCTAGAAGTATTTCAGCCTACTTACATCAATGGTAAAGAAGAGAAAAAAGATAATATGTATAATCTTTTTGATACTATTCATGACCCTGAAACAAAACGTTATTTTGGAGAAGACTTTGGATTCTGTCAAAGGTGGGGTGATATGGGTGGTAAGGTTCATATCTATGTTATGGATGTAATAACACATGTTGGAGAGTTTCAGTATTGTGGTCGATTTTATGATGATTTATATCAAGGTCATAGGCCTGCAAAACATGCCAAACCTCTTGACGAAGATACAAAAATCAAATAAAGTATTATATTACAGGATTTCTAAGCCTGCCCAACAGTATAAATATATTTAAATTATGGCAATATCAAGAATGCAACAACCCAGACAAATGTACGGACTAGGAAGTCTAGTTAAATCAATAGGTAAGACAGTTAAGAAAGTTGTTAAATCACCTATTGGCAAAGCTGCATTATTAGGAGTAATTGGTTTTGGATTACCTGGAGGAGCTTTAGGTATGAGAGGTATTTTACCTCAAGCTTTTAAAACTGGAGTTGGTCAAGCATTATTTGGTGGAGGTACAAGTTTTTTACCAGGTGCTACAGCAGCAATGAAAGGCGCCGCTACTACAAACCCAGGTCTTTTTGGTATGGCAAAAAGCTTCCTTGGAAGTACTGGTGGTAAATTTGCATTAGGCGGAGCACTAACTAGTTTTCTAGCTGCTCAAGGTATGGGTGAAGAAGAAATTGAACTTACTAAAAGAGATCCAGATAAATTAAAAATGTATGTAAAAAAATATTTTTCTAATATATATCCTGATAAAAGTGAAGAAGAAATTGAAACATTATCTGAAACTAACGTAGCTGAATATAGAGCAGAAGGTGGTAGAATTGGTTACATGCAAGGTAGTATGCCTACAGGTATCATGAGATCAAATAAAGCTGGTACTATAGAGAGAGACTATAGAGAGACTGGTGGATTTGTACCAGTTGGTATAAAAGAAAAAGCAGATGACGTACCTGCTATGTTAAGTAAAAACGAATTTGTAATGACAGCAGATGCTGTTAGAGGAATAGGCGGAGGAAGCATTGAAAAAGGTGCTCAAAGGTTGTATGATCAAATGAAAACAGCAGAAAAGAGAGTAGCATAATGGCAGTTTCAGAACAAAGAGTATTACCACCAGAATTTGTAGAAGCCGGGGGTAAAACATTTTTAGAGATGTTAAGCAAAGCCGTTGGTCAATACGGTTCGGCAGATCTTTCTAAAATATTTGGTCCACAATTTGTAGCTGGTCAAGATCCTTTACAATTACAAGCACAACAATTAGCTACTCAAGGCATTGGTGCTTACAAACCTTTTTTACAAGCTGCACAAGCTTCAACAGGACCTGGAGCATACAAACAATTTATGTCTCCATATCAACAAGATGTTATTGATACAACACTTGCAGAATATGATGTTCAAGCTCAGAAAGGTGCACAGGGAACTGCAGCATCAGCTATAGCAGCAGGAGCTTTTGGTGGTGGTAGAGAAGGTGTACAAAGAGCAGAGTATCAATCTAGTTCTGATAGAAATAGAGCAGGTATTCAAGCACAATTATTACAACAAGGTTTTGGTCAAGCTAATCAATTGGCTCAACAAAATTATCAAAATCAATTAGGTTTAGGTTCAGCTCAACAACAATTTATGGGTCAAGACATTGGAGCACTTTCTACTTTAGGTGGACAGAATCAAGCATTCAAACAAGCTCAACTAAGTGCACAACAACAGTTGGCTCAACAACAATTAGGACAACCATTAACAGCTGCACAAGCTTATGGTTCAGGTGTAACAGGTTTGATAGCTGGATATCCAGGTCAAACTACACAGATTAGTCAACCTGGTCCAAATCCTATGATGACAGCAATAGGAGCTGGTGGAACTTTAGCTGGAATTTACAGAGCATTTAATCAACCTGGCGTATTTAACAGAAATTAATATGAGAACTTTTAGAAGACCAATGTTTAGAAAAGGTGGTAACGTTGGTGATGGTATCATGACTGGTATTGTAGATAGATCTATGCATGCTGAAGATCCTTTCGTAGGTGAAACAGATCAGTTTCCTAGATTAAATACAACACCTAGAGCATTTAAACCTATGGAATATGAAAATATAAACATAGATGAATTAGTTGGAACACCAAAAACTCAAGCTGAATACATAGAAGAACTTAAAGCAGGGGCTGGAGAATACGGAGGAATGGATCCTCTAACAAGTTTCTTATTAACTGCTGGACCAAACGTTGCAGGAGCTACAGGTTTTGCAGATGCCATTAATAGATTACAACCAGCTACTCAACAATTAATAAAAGGCGCTGACGCAAAAGCTAAATACAATAGAGATCTTAGAATGGCTGCAACTAAACTTGCTATAGGAGCAGAGGAAAAATCTGAAGATAAAAGATTTAAATTAAATTTACAAGATATGGATCAAGAAAACCAAGTTAAATATTTAAATGATGAAAGAGCTTACAATGCTTTAAGAGAAGAAGACAAAAGAGATTTCCAACTTCAAGTGGCCGACAGGGCTAGAGCTTATCAAAAATTAGATGATCAACAAAAAAAAGAATATGAACAAAGATTAATTGATCAG